CGTTGATAATATATGTAGAAGTTTTGATGGAGGCGATAGTTCTCGTATTTCATTAAATCAATTCATATCTGTTACAATTCAATCCTTATTATATAATATATATATACCACGTGTTCCAAATGATGAAGGTTTATTTAAATTATGGGAACAATTTTTGAAATATAAAGGTGTTTCATTTATTATCAATAATGGCGTTACATCTATTATCAAGAAAAAAGATAATAATTATGAAATTGAAAAAATTATATTAAATGACGGAACTGAAATAAAAGGTGATATATTTATATTAGCACTCCCACCCACTCAAATTAAAACCATTTTAGATAATTCAAATGATGATATTAAAAATGCATTTGGTGATTTAACTATATTTAACCAATTTACTGAAAAAACTAAATATAATGAATATATTTCATTAACATTTCATTGGGATTATGACTTAAAATTAGATAATGATATTTTTGGACTAAATACACAAACCGAATGGGAATTATTAATTATGGTCTTATCAAATTATATGAAATTTAAAGAAAGCAAATCAAAAACTGTAATTAGCATCGGCATTATATTAACTGATGTTAAAAATACTTATTTAAATAAAACCGCAAATGAATGCAATAAAGATGAATTAATGAGAAGTGTTTATGAACAATTAAGAACTGTTTATAAAAATATTCCAAAACCTACAACTTATTTCATTAACAATTATTATGATTCTTCTACAAAAAAATGGATATCAAATGAACAAGCATTCATTAAAGTCCCTAATATTGATTATATTCAGTATAAAAGTAATAAATTTAAGAATTTATATAATCTTGGCACTCATAATGGAAAGCATAAAAATTCTTTCACATCCGTTGAAAGTGCCATAAGCAATTCCATTAAATTATCCAATATCATATGTAATAAAAAAACAAAAATTAGGCGTTGTTTTGATATTCGCGATTTAACTATCGTTATTATCTCAATTATTATATTATTACTATTAATAAAATATACTTTCTATGGACACTCCTCCAAATCCTCCATCCGTTCCTGAAGAATCACCAACCATCCCACAAGAACCTCCAATATTAATTCCTGATGAATCATCAACCATCCCACAAGAACCTCCCATATTAATTCAAGAAGAACCTCCAACCATCCCACAAGAACCTGCCATATTAATTCCTGAAGAATCATTAACCATCCCACAAGAACCTCCCATAATTCAAGAAGAATCATCAACTATCCCACAAGAACCTGCCATAGTAATTAAAGAGGAATATCCATCTATTCCTGAAGAAGAAATTTCAATAGTTAAGGAAAAATCAATATCAAATGTAGATGATACAAAAATAAATATTATAATAGATGATAATAAGGGGATAAAGGGGATGTTAAGTGGTGATATAACACCGATGATAGTGATAAATAATGATACACCGAAGATAGAACCTATAGATAATAGAGATTTTTCAAATAAATATCAGGATGCAACCGCAGATTTGGTAATAAGTAATGAATATATAACAAGAACAGATAGCAATGAGGTATTAACAACAGTTGATAAAAGAGCGGAAAAGTTAATTGAATTAATAGATGAGAATAAGAGGAAAATATCTAATTCTTTGTATATAATTTCTTGTAAATATGATACGATATATTATAGATATAATACGATTTCATTATCAATATTAATCATATCAACTATAATAACATTTATAGAGGCGATAAGATTGACATTAATAAATTATGAGAAGGATAATGATAGTTCAAGAATAAGTGTATATATATCAGGAGATACGATATCATTAATAATTAATTGTGTATCATTATCATTAAGCACGATATTGACGGTATTAAGTTCAATAGTGAGATTTAAGAATTATAAGGAGAATATGGATAAATTGAAGGCAATACATAATACGATATTTAATTATAAGAATTTATATGATAGAGAGAAGGAATTGATTAAATATTTTAGGATTATAGGTGGATTAGATACGATGATATATGATAAGATATTGAATACAATAGAGGAATATAATAAGGAGATAAAGGATATTAGTGTATTTGAGAATATACGAAATAAAGATATACTTAAATTTAATAAAATTAAGGTTAATCACGATATAACACTTCATAGATTATCATCAAAACGAGATATCGAATTATTAAAGATTAAATTTGATACTGAAAAAAAGAAAGATGATATAAATAATGGTAAATATAATAAATGTTTTTAATTGGAATAGGCGAGACCACCCATACCTGATAAAATACGTAAGACATTATAATTGGTAGTATAGATATAGACATCACCAGCAACAGCGGAGGCAACTGATAAGATGGCGGTATCAATACGGGACATATTAAGAGTGCCAGAGGGTTGATGTTCTTCGGGTTTTATGGCAAATGAATATACATTAATACCTTTATGGAAGACATCGGGGGTATTTTCGTGATGTTGATAGGGTTGAACAAGAGAGAAATAAGAACCAGAACGTTCAGCAAAACGGTCATTGCCATTTAATTGAATCTTGGCTTTAGAGATGGGATTAGCACCAAGGAATGAGTTATTATCACTATTGCGACTGCTGAAGTTATTCCAATATAAGGCGGCACCGACGGCAGGAGTAGGTTTTACATACCAGACAATTTCTTTACAGGGATGGTTAAAGTTCATACGAATACTTTTCATATTATCAACATTATTATTGATGGAATCACTGCCAGTGAATTGGAGTTGTTCAATAAGATATTCGTGAGTGAGTTGTGCAAATCGGCGACGTTCATCAGTGTCAAGGAAGATATAATCAACCCATAAGGCGACATCAGTTAAAGTGACATTTGAAACTGAACCACCTAATTGACTATTATTCTTGCCAGTAGTTACATAACTGCCATCCTTGAGAGGTAAATTCCAACCACGGTCAGAGAAATTAGTGGCACTTGCATCAACAAGATTTTCACGAGATTCAAATTCTATATTAATCTTAACTTCGTGATATTGAAGGGCGATAAGGGGAAGAGCAAGACCCACATTGCGACAGAACCAGAATTCAAGAGGAACATTGACAACATAGGATTGACCAGCACCAACATAGATAGAATGATTGTATTTATTGCCACCTACCATAAGATAATAACCATCACGCTTACCAGCAGGGAGTGATAATTCATTCCATATGTATAACCATTCGGCATAATGCTTGTCAATACGTTGTCCTCCAATTTCTAATTCAATAGTCTTCAATAATTTAAGACCGAAGCAAGGGACTAAAGCAACACCATTATTGGGTGCAACAGCAGGGTCAGCATCGGCAACATCAGCATTAGTGTTATTAAATTTGGCACGTAAATAGATGCGATTGATTAAATCACCATTGCGAGTGATTTGACAGGTGACACGAGAACCAAATGAGGGATTGCCGTTGAAGGTTTGTTCTATCGCCTCCATAGCGAAGTTAGTATGACGACGATATGCTACTTTGAAGAAAGTAATTTGAGGATTACCGGTTAAATAAACGTCCTGTGCACCGTAAGCGACAAGTTGAAGAAGACCACCACCCATTTATGCTATATTCTTTATACTATAATAGTATAGCGGTGTCAATACGAGACATATTTAAAGTGCCAGAGGGTTGATGTTCTTCAGGTTTGAGTGAGAATGAATAAACATTAATACCAGCATTAGCGGGAATATTTTCGTGATGTTGATAAGGTTGAACGATATTGAAATAGGCACCATCACGGGTGGCAAAGCGGTCATTACCATTGAGAACTAATTTGGCGGATGAAGTGGGATTGCAAGGGAATAGAACTTCGGCATTATTTCCAGTAAGACCATCATAAGTTAAATGGGCGCGATATGTCTCGGCATTTGAGGTTTCATCAATAACGGCATTAATTTTAGTAGTATAATTGAACCAGTTATTTTTATTATTATCACCATTGGTGAAGAACCATATTAATTCTTTGCAAGGGTGATTAAAATTTAATTTTGCTTTAGTGATTGCATTTGTGACTGCTTCTTCACCAGTAAATTGTAATTGTTCAATGAGATATTCGTGAGATAATTGAGCGAAACGTCGGCGTTCATCTGTATCAAGGAAGATATAATCAACCCATAATGAAGCAGTAAAACTGGGAGTAGCTCCTTGTGCAGTCGCCTTGCAATTATCAAGACTTTCAAAATTGATATTAATCTTGACTTCGTGATATTGAAGGGCGATGAGAGGAAGGGCAAGACCTACATTGCGACAGAACCAGAATTCAAGGGGAACATATAAAACGGAATTAATTCCAGTTCCAATGGTGCCACCATAAGCACCTACCATATCATTATAACCATCACGTTTGCTGACAGGGAGAGTTAATTCATTCCATACATATAACCAATGAGCATAATGTTTATCAATACGTTGCCCACCGATTTCAATTTCCACATAATTAATTACACGAAGACCAAAAAAGCGACAATAATTATTAGTTCCAGTTAGACGTAATTGGAGATATACACGATTGATTAAATCGCCATTTCGTGATATTTGGCAAGTAACACGAGAATTAAAATCAGGATTGCCGTTGAATGTTTGTTCTATCGCTTCAATGGAGAAATTAGTATGGCGACGATATACTGCTTTGAAGAAAGTAATTTGAGGATTACCGGTTAAATAA